TTAATTGAAGCAGTTAAAGAACAACAAAAACAAATAGACGAACTCAAATATTTATTAGAAAATAAGAAAAAGAAAAAATAATGGCAAAAAGTAAAACAACACCGCCAGCTATAGTTTACAATTGGAACTTTAATCCACTAGAAGCATATCCTACAGCATCTGGAGAAACAAATGTAGTATTCAATGTGCATTGGCAACTTTATGGATCAACAGGATCGTATCAATCATCAGTAATAGGAGTACAACACGTTACTTATGAGTCAGGTTCTGCATTTACTCCTTTTAATGATCTTACTTATGATATAGTTTATAATTGGATGACTGCTTCAATGGGTACAGCTAGTATGCAAAATTATGAAGCAACAGTTGCTCAACAAATACAAAATCAAATTAATCCTCCTGTATTAATAGAACAAGCACCTTGGTTAACAGGACCATTACTAAATACACTATAATAATATTTTTATGCCAGTAAAATTTATAAACGTAAGTAATTCAGGAAGAGCTAATTTTAGAAATGTAAATAATTCTGGGCGAGCAGTATTTGGAGTAGGTGGACCTCCCGCACCAACAACTACAACTACAACACTTCCTGTATACAATTATGTCTATACTATTTCATTTTCAAGAGCTTCAGGTAATCTTCAAGCTAGTTTAACATTTAATAGTACTACAGATCCTAGTGGCCAATCAGGAGCTACAGTATCAGCAGTAGCAACTCCATTAAGATTTTCTTCTGCTAATTGCTCAGGACCTATTGGAGGAGCACCTCAAACTACAACTACTATAAATTCAGGGGCATCTGTTGGAGCTAATAACACTGCAGTTTCTGAAGCTATCGGATCAACACTATCCGTAAGATTGACATCACTTACATTTGGTGGAACTTCTATAACAAGTAATCCTCAAACTGTAGTTATAGGTGGACAAAACTATATAATTAATGGATACAATGCTTGTTCTGAGACTAATTAATTAGATCTAATCAATTTTTTGATATATAAAAATACATTGTGGCATTACCAGCTAGTGGACCTATATCAATGAGTATGCTCATAACAGAGCTTGAAAATACTGGACTTACTAGTAGTATAGAACTTTCTAAAATAGGTGCTTTATTAGGTAGTGATACTAATAGGAGTTCAGGATATGTTCCTGTTAATAGAAGCGCTCCTACAAAACCTACAGATGACGTAGTTCCATCAGCAATATCAGAATGGTATAGTTATGATCATACCGCATATCAAAATTGTCCAACTGGAGATATAGATACTCCTATTTTATTAGCTGGTTATTTATACTATAAAGTAAATATAACAGGACCGGGTTATGGGGCAGTTTCTAGTATACAAATATATTCTCCTGATAATGTAGTTCCAAATTTATCTACTATGAGGTTTCAAATATATAGTTCATACCCTTTTACTAATACTGGTACATTAACTGGATTTCCTATATTTGATGGAACTTTTACTAATACTAATTTGCAAACTTATGATTATACACTATCATCAACTTCTGAAATATTACATTTTGTAATGTGGAAAGATGGAAGTCAAGATCAAAATATAATAACTCCTGTATATTTTATGACATCTCCATCATGTGGAAATGTTGATAATATTAGAGCAGTTCTAACATCAAATAACGATGCTACATTAGCAGCAGCATCAGCAAATTCTTCTGCTTTATTAAATTCTAGAACAAATGCATTAATTACTGGATTTACTTACGTTAGAGATGAAGGTGGTAGTATTTATAATATAAATTCAAGTACAGCTGTAGTAGGATCTCTATATGCAAACTGTTAAAATAATGTTTTATGGCTCCATACTTTAGATTTAATATTCCTTGCGCTATAACAACAACGTCAACAACAACTACAACAACAGCACCTCCATGTTATTGTTACACAATACTTGCAGATAGTGGAACTACAACAATATCATATTCAAGATGCAGTGATGGTGTTCCAGTTAATTTAGAAGTTTTATCTGGTGAAACAGGATACGTTTGTTCTAGAGATACTCCTGTTTATGTTAGTGGTGCAATACCTACAATATTTGCATGTACATCTACTGTTAACTGCGAATCAAATGCAGCTTGTAATGGATGTACTTAATATATTTATAATAAAATAAAAATTTATGATTTATCAAGTACAAATGCAATTTATTCCTGGCAGCGATCAAATTTGGGTAGCTAGATTAAACCCTAATGATCCAATCTATGAATATCCTACTCAAGAAGAAGCACAATTAAAAGCAGACGAACTTAAATTAGCAGATCCTACAAATCGTCAATATAGAGTAGTACAAATTGGATAAAAATTTATTTTTCTCTTATTTTCGTATATTTATAAATAAACAACTATTTTATGTTACAGATTATTTTAGTTATTGCAGTTGCTTGTGTTGCTGCATACTTCATCGCCACTTCTAGAAAAAGCAAAGTAGAAGAAGTAAGTAAAGATACGCCAGCTCCAAAAAATCCAACATTCGATCCAGTAGTTCCTACTCCAGCGCCAGTAGAAGAAGTTCCTGTTAAAGTTGAACCTATTGCTAGTGTACAACAAGTAGAAGAGCTAAAAGAAGCAAAGAAAGTAATAAAGAAAAAAGCGGCTCCTAAAAAGAAAACAACTAAATAAATTGACTTTGTTTTTTTAATATAAAAAATAGGCTCTCTATAATTAGAGGGCCATTTTATTTCTCACATTAGTTTACATATTTATTATAAAAATAACGTTATGGCAAAGCTTACAGAAAACGAATTAGAAAGGTTACATCAAGTTAGAAAAGATTCTTTAGAAATTGCATCTGCTCTAGGAGAATTACAGTATCAAAAAACAGTTTTAGAATTGTTGATGGAAGATCAAAAACAAAAAATTAAAGATCTAAAAAAATCTGAAGGTCTACTTTTTGAAGAACTAAAAGACAAATACGGAAACATCAACATAAATATCGAAACTGGAGAATTTCAATAAAGTGTTTTGAATAAAGGGTTGATATTTATTACTAGAAAAAACTAACATAAATGGCCGAAACACTTATTAGCCCAGGAGTTTTCTTAAGTGAAAACGATTTATCCCAAATAACACAAGGACCTATTGCTGCAGGCGCTGCTCTTATAGGACCAACTGTAATAGGACCAGTAAATATTCCAACATTAGTAACTTCTTATTCAGAATATAAAGCTCTTTTTGGAGCCGCTTTTATTTCTGGTGGAGCTAACTATGAATATTTAACTTCAATTGCAGCACTTAATTATTTTGAACAAGGTGGAGAATCTCGTCTTGTTACCAGAGTAGCTTCAGGTTCATATAGTGCTGCTACTGCATCTGTAGATTCTAATAATGGAACTATAGCAGCATCCGCAACATTAGATTTAACAAATGCAGTAACTGCCCAATATGTATTGTCTATTAATGGAGCTAGTTTTACTTTATCTGGATCTAGCGCTCAAGATGTTTATAATAGAGTAACATCTTCTATATTAGCTAGTTCAACAGCAAATTCATCAGCATCTCTTGCTTCAAACACTATGACTTTGACTGCAAAAACATTAGGCACTCAAGGAAATAGATATTATTACGTATCAGGATCTACTACTGTTTCTTATTCTGGTGGAGTATCAATCCCTTCTTTTGAACTAGAAACATTATCTGTTGGTAATTTAATGAATAATGATGGAAATATTGGAGCTTCTATTAATGGATCTCTACCTTCAGGATCTTCGGCTAATCTTCGTTGGGAAGTAACTGGAGTTGATACAGGTTCAGGTCTATTTAGCATAATTATTCGTCGTGGTGATGATTACAATAATAGTAAAACTATTCTTGAATCATGGACTAATTTATCTTTAGATCCAAATCAAAATAATTATATAGGATATATAATTGGAGATCAAACTCAAACTATTCGTGTAGATTCAACAGGAGACTATTATTTACAAACTACTGGATCTTATAGAAATAATAGTCGTTATGTAAGAGTTAAATCAGTAAATCTTCCTACTCCTGGATATTTTAATCAAGTTGGTCTTCCTGAAAATCAATATACAGCATCTCTTCCTCAATTAGGATCTGGATCTGTACAAGGTGCTTTTGGAGGTGCAATAGGAACTATATTTGGATCTCTTAATAAAGCTGCAGTTAACTTCTTTGAAAATATACCTTCTCAAAATTCAGTAGTTACTAGCCCAAATACTAATATCCAAGGTATACATCCAGCAGATTATACTACAGCTATTAATTTATTACAAAATCAAGATGCATATAATTTTAATGTAATTTATGCTCCTGGATTAAATAGCACAAATGCCGCGTCTACAGTAAGTGATGTTTTAACATTAGTTCAAGAGCGTGGTGATGCGATTGCTGTAGTAGATATGGTTTCCTATGGTTCACAGATTAACTCTGTAATAAATGAAGCTGTTTCTTATGATAATTCTTATGGTGCAACTTATTGGCCATGGGTACAAATTAGAAGTCGTGAAACTGGTAAAATAAATTTTGTTCCTGCTTCTACATTAGTTCCTGCAGTTTATGAATATAGTGATAACGTATCTGCTGAATGGTTTGCTCCTGCTGGTTTAAATCGCGGTGCACTTTCAACAGTACTTCAACCAGAAAGAAAGTTAACTGTTAATGATAGAAATTTACTTTATCAAGGTAAAGTTAATCCAATCGCTACATTCCCTGGAGTTGGTACAGTAATATATGGTCAAAAAACACTTCAACAAAAACCATCTGCACTTGATCGTGTGAATGTAAGAAGATTGTTGATTGCTCTTAAAGATTATATTGGTCAAATTGGCGAAACAATTGTATTTGAACCAAATACTCAGGTAACTAGAAATTCATTCTTGAATCAAGTTAATCCATACTTAGAATCAGTACAACAAAGACAAGGTCTATATGCGTTCCAAGTAGTAATGGATGAAACTAATAACACACCAGATGTAGTAGATCGTAATCAATTAGTTGGTACAATTTACTTACAGCCTACAAAGACTGCGGAATTCATTCAACTTGACTTCAACATTCTTCCAACTGGCACAACATTTGGT